TTAATGATACTGAACCAAGTCTTATAATTTTTGATGATTTTGAAACATTAGAAAAAGATAAATTAAAAATTGTTTTAGATGCTATAGACGATATAAGTATTATGGGAAGACATAAAAGGATATCAATGATTTTTATCTCACATAACATAACAAATTATAAACAAACAAGATTAATTTTAAATGAAACTCATAATATTATATGCTTTCCACAATCTACAAGTTATTATCAATTGAAATACCTCTTAAAAAATTATGGTAATATGGATGATAAACAAGTTAAACATCTTAGAAAATTAGGACGATGGAGTTGTATTTTTACACAATATCCAAATTATGTTATATCCCAGTCCAGTGCTTATTTATTACATCAAGAAGAATAAAATATATAATAATTATATTCTAATAATTATTATATAATGGATATTAACAAAATTGAAAAATATAAAAATATGGATGAAAACCAATTAAATATTTTAAAAGAATATAGTTTAAGTGATAGTGATTTAAATTACGTCCTAAATCCTGATACAAAAATACATAATTACACTAAAATAGATGAAGTTAAACATTTTGATGAATTATTAGATAATTTGGGAAGATTTATTATTTTATATCCTAATAACGGCATGTTAAGTGGTCACTGGTGTTGTTTGATTAAAAAAGGTAATGTTGTTGAATTTTTTGATCCTTATGGATATCCTTTAGATACACAAGCTAAAGAATTTGAATTATCAAACGAAGAAAAGGAATTATATAAAATGGATGAACCAAGACTAAGAAAACTAATTAAAAGTGCTGGTTATGATTTAATTAATAATACATATAAATTCCAAAAGGATACAACTTTAACCAATGAAATTAATACTTGTGGGCGTCATTGTGCTGCTCGTTTAATTTTATATCAATTAGATTTAAAACAATATCATGATGTTTTAAAAAAAATGAAGGATAAACAATTCAAAGATTTTGATGATATTGTAACAAAGTTTATTAAAGAATATTTACATAAATAAAAACTCTAATATAATATATATAATGTTATCTAGTATAAACTATAATAATTTAGACCATCATAAAGATTACCAACAGATTTATTACAATTTAGATATTTTAAATTCTAGAAATACAACAACTGGTAATGTTAATGATGATCCTATAGCTTCTTTTAGTGAAACAAGGGATACACCTATTATAAGTGATGCTTCTAAATATAAAATGTCTATCATACGTTTTACAATGAATGGAATTAAAGATTTACCACTTTTTATTCCGATTATTGAAGAAAATCAACCAGATAGAAATAAAACAATTTATAAAATTACTATAAAAACTGATACAAATACTTATACACAAAATATTATTTATGAACCTCAAAACGATAATTTAACTATATCTAATGCATCTCTAGTTAATCAAAGTTTCGATGACCCTTATTATTACATTAATACTTATCAACATTTTTTAAACCTAATTAACAAAACATTTATAGATATAATTGACGTTATAAATACAACAGAAACAGAAACTTATAATTATCCAGTTATGGTTTATGATAATAATACAAAAAAATTTAGTTTATATTTACCAGATGAAACATTTGATACTTTTTTCAATAGTAATTTATTTAATCTTTTTTCTAACTTTACTCATTCAAAAAAGTTAAATAATGATAATGAAGCTTTTAAACTGTTAAAAAATAATCCTTTAGATTTGAATAAAGTTACTATTAATGGTGTTGATTATATTAAACTAACTCAAGAATATCAAAGCGTTGGTACTTATTGGAGCCCTATTGAAAGCATTGTTTTTACATCAAATTTATTACCTATTGTTCCTGAAAATGTAGCACCAACTTCTATTTTTAAAAAATCAAATACAACAGCTGAAATAGTTAGCTCTTCTTATAATTTTGAACCTATTGTAACAGATATAGCTTTAACTCTAGATGACGCTTATGATTATAAACAATTTATATCATATATTCCCACATCACAATACAGATACGTAAGCTTTACTAATTCTAATCAACCTATTAAAAACATTAACATTAATATTTTTTGGAAATGTAGATATAACTCTCAATTAATTCCTTTAAGAATGTCTAATTTATCAAATATATCTTTAAAAATGTTATTCGAAAAAAAATAAAAAATCTTTAGAAAAATTACTTAAGAAATTATTTAAGAATTTTTTTTATCTTCTATAGTATATATATAAATGTCTAGTATAGAATATTTAAAAACCGTAGACCCCAAAATCGTACAAAATGAACCAGCTTTTACTGTTAATGAAGGAGCAGCTGAAATATCTAACGTTCCTTTTACAAGTACTAACGCTAGTAAGTCATCTCTTTCTTTTAATATTAATGTACCTTCTAAAAATGTTTTTGTTGATAGAGAAGCAACTATAACAACTGAAGTCCTTAGGTCTATCAATGTTAATGTTGTTAATGGTGCTGCTGATCCTGCTAAGAGACCAACAACTGGTCAAGTACTAAAATGGGGTGAAAATTGTGCACTTCCTGCTTTTCCTCTTCAATCCCAATTCCAAACAAGCTCAATTACTATTAATAACGCAACAATAACAGAAAATACAAAAGATATAATTTACGAAAAATTAAGATTAACTCATAGTAACTATAATACTAAACGTCGAACAACTCCTAGTATGTTAGATAATTATGCTTCATATCAAGAAGCAGCCAAGTTAAAAAACTCCCCTTTAGCTGGTTACGACTCAATTTACTCTAATGATCAAATTCCTAACGGTGCTTTTCCTATAATTTATACTGATGCTAATGGTAATGAACTAGCTGACCAAACTTATTACAGATGGAATAACAGTACCTGGCTTGCTGCTCCAGCTGCTGGTACTGCTTTTAGTAGAACAATTTATTATAAATACAAAGTTACAGAAAAGATTTTGTTAAGTCCATTTATATGGGCTGAAATTGAAGGGAAAAATAATGTTGATTTATATGGAGTTAATAATATTCAATTCATTTTTACTATTGCTGGTGATACATCCAGAAACTTTAGATTTTTTGATAATGAAACAGCTAAATTTACATTTACTCAATTTGAATTAAATGGACAAAATCCTTTCGTTAACCCTGTTATGAATTTTATTTTTAGAACTCCTTCATTATCTATCCCTCTTCCTGAAAGAAATGTAGTTCCTTATATGGAAACACCACGCCATATTTCTACTAATAGTGGTGTTTCGATACCAGCAGGAGGAACTAAAATGCTAAATATGAGCGGTATAACACTTACACAAATACCTGATCTTCTAGTTGTATTTACTAAAGCTGAACCAGCTACAAATCCTACACAATATGGAGACTTCTATTTACCACCAGTTGATTTATCTCTTATGTTTGATAATAGAAGTGGTTTAATGTCTTCTATGACCCAAGAACAACTTTTTAAAATGGCTATTGATAATGGTTTAAATATGAACTGGAATGAATTTGCTGGTAATGCTCGTGTTAAAGGTGGTAATACTGTTAGTACTGTTGGTGGATTTGTTGTTTTACAACCAGGTATCGATTTTCCTCTAAGTGCTGGAGCTTCTCCTGGTTTAGGTGGTAATTATAATATTCAATTAAATATAACTGTTAAAAATTCATTAAAAGTTGCTGTTAATAATCCGACTGTTTATTTGATGGCTGTTAATAGTGGTTTCTTTACTTCAAGTGATGGTTCTTCAAGAGTATCAACAGCTCCACTTACTCAAAATGATGTTATAGACGCTCCTTTAATTGGAACTACCCAGGATTATGAAAGAATGGTTGGAAATGGTAAATTTGGTGATTTTTTTAAAAAATTAGGTTCTAATATTAAGAAAGTTTTTAAAAATAAAGATGTACAGAAAGTTTTAAAAGAAGGAGCTAAAATTGGTTCTAAAATTGGAAGCGAAGTTTTAAAAAATAGTGGTGACCCTAGACTAGCATTAACTGGAGAAGCAATAGACCAGGGAACAAAAGCTGCTTTAGGAAGTGGTAAAACTACAGGAGGAAGAGGTAATGCTAATTATAATTTTTATAATTCAAGGGGGTTAAGGTCTTTAATGTAAAATTAACCGAATTAATTATATTATTTTAGTAAATTTATACTTCTAAAAATATCAAATGAAAAATATCAAATGAAAAATATAAAATATCAAATACAAAATAAAAAATACTTTAGATTATTTTTTATTTTCTAACTTATTATATATAATGTCTTATGATTATCAATCTAACAAATATATTTTAGATTATAATGGAGGAACAATATTTACACAACCTTCATTAAATACTGATATTCCACGCTATCAAGATGTAAAAACTTATGCTTCTATAGCTGGATATACACCTGGAGAAAATGTAGTATTTGAACAAAATGCTGATTTTACACCCTTTTTATTAAATAGTGATAATGCTTTAAAAATTAAAAATGATAAAGAATTTAATGAAAATCTAAAATTATATTTAAGATATTTTGCTGTTGCTAAATCAATAGGAGGAAACTCTTTAAATTTTGATGTTAATCTTTTATATTATGATAATGATTTAAACTTAATTCAATCTTCTATATCTAGAAATTTAACAAATGGTGAAGATGAACTGGATTTTGAATTAATTGCTGATGCTTTTAATTGTCCTTCTAATGCTTCTTATATTTGTTTAGGTGTTAGGAATAATTCAACTTTTGACCTTAGAATTACTTATCAATATGGAAATTTAAATCAAGTATTAACAGAAAAAATTAGTGGTGAAAATCCTGATGTTAATGAACAACTTTTTATTTTATTAGGTGGTTTAGTAGGCGTACCAGTTAGTGATTTAAGTTT